TGCAGATGTTAAGGTTCCCAAACTGTATCCTAAAACAACCCTGGACGACACTACATTTGACAACTCTACTGGTTGGCAAGTAAAACCCAATGCACTAGAAAGTATTGTCACAAGAGCACCAACGCACGAACCGTATCCGTATCACAACCAAGGTGTAGCTGCCAGTGTAAGTCTTACAGAAGGAACTCCTACTCCTCCGCCGGATGCTGAACCAGTTCCTTCCAGTTGGGGCATAGTTAGAAAATCATGAGTAAATTTTCATTTACAGGACCGAACGGCGAAGTATATGATGTAGAAGGACCATCGGGTGCCACTGTGGAACAAGCCAGGGCAATATTTGATCAACAAATCAGTACCGGCGGGCTAACAGGAATTCCAATAGGTAGTTTAGTCAATGCAGTCACACAAGCCACAGGCGGCCTATCAGCAGCCATAGCTCAAATAGGACCAGCATCACTTGCACAAGCCCTACAACTAGGAAGCACAATCAATCTTCCAGACCTAAGAGGAATGCCTATTCCCAATCCAATAGGAGTAAGTGACTTTGTCAAAACAACAGTGGGCCAACAAAACATAGGCTCAATTAATCCTGCACAAATACAAGGACTAATAGCACAAACTAGTACGTCGGTGGGCCAGGCTGCGACAGCAATCACAAATACCAAAGGTCTTGGCAAGTTTGGTCTCAATGCTGATCAGTTGCAGTTGTCAGGCCTGATCAAACCGGGTCTGGCTGAACAGATCAATCTGGATCCCAGCAAATTTACCAGCATATTGTCAAGTCCCACCAGCTGGACAGGCAAGTTGGGTGCTACAGATTTAACCTCGGTTCTGGGCAACGAACGACTGCAAACCACAGTGCAGCAAGGCCTAATGAATGTGAACTTTGATCAACTCAAACAAGTAGGGGCAATTAGTGGAACAGAGGTAGCATCGCAACTGGGCCCGTTGTTGAACAATGCCACAAAGTTTGGGCTGGGTAATGCAACAGAATGGCTCAAAACTGCACCGTCACTGGGATCGCTAGGGTCGCTGGGGTCACTAGGATCATTAGTTAGTGGTGGCGGAATTGGCGGACTACTTGCTGGCGGCGCAGGCGGCGCTCCAGCTGCACTAATCAGCCAAATGAATAACTTTGCCAAATCAGCAGAATTTGCACAGGCGTTTGCTGGTTTAAATGCTGATATATCCGGCGGCGGTAACCCACTAGAGGCAGGTGTACAGGCAGCCAAAGGATTCACCAACACTGTGAACCGATCTAATTTGAACGAAGCAGTGAAAAAAGTCATTGGCAACAGCAAAATATCTGTACCAGATTTTGCACCTCCGGGCACCAGCTAAATATCTGTATGGCCACATTCATTGGATTTAACACACAGAATCAATACAAAAAATTCACGCTGGTAGACGGCGAATTAATCAAGCGCGACCTACTGAACGCATTCAATGTCTGGCAAGGACAATTGCCTGGTCGTCCATCATACGGAACCACACTCTGGAGTTTTTTGTTTGAAAGCCAGGATCAAACTACCATGGCTAATATTCTGCGTGAAGTGCAAAGAGTAGCCGGCGGCGATCCTAGAATTTATCTAAATGATGCACAAGTGTACCCACAAGAAAACGGTGTGTTAATTGAACTAGAGATACAACTGGTAGCTGGTGCAGACGCACAATTGCTGAGTGTATTTTTTGATCAACAACAGCGCAGAGCTTCGTTTGTATAAAAGTAGCCGTTTACTTTATCGGTAAATAACATATTAACGGAATATCATGGCACGCACTACTAGACAAACAGTTGTATTTGGCGTTGAAGACTGGAAACGCATCTATCAGACCTTTAGAGAAGCTGACTTTCAAAGCTACGACTTTGAAACTTTGCGAAAAAGTTTTGTAGATTATCTTCGACAGTACTATCCTGAAACATTCAATGACTACATTGAAAGTTCAGAATTCATTGCATTACTAGACGTTGTTGCATTCATGGGTCAGGCAATGGCCTTCCGAAATGATCTTAACACCCGTGAAAATTACATAGACACCGCGGAACGTAGAGACTCGGTGGTGCGCCTGGCCAACCTAGTGAGCTACACTGCCAAACGAAATACCGCTGCTCAAGGTTACCTCAAAGTGTTTTCAGTACAAACCACCGAAAATGTCACAGACTTCAACGGAATTGACCTAGCCAATGTTACTATCAACTGGAACGATCCTACCAATCTAAACTGGGCAGAACAATTCACAGCCGTCATAAATGCTGCTCTAGTGGACACTCAACGTGTGGGTCGCCCGGGCAATCGTCAAGACATTGTGGGTGTGAACACATCTGAATATGCTATCAATCTGGTTCCAGGATTCTTGCCGGTGTTGCCATACAATGCCACAGTGGACGGTGTCAACATGCCTTTTGAAGCAGTGAATTCCACATCCGTGGGTCAAGACTATATCTACGAGCCTGCCCCTGTGGCCAATGGCATTTTCAATATCCTGTTCCGCAGTGACTCTCTGGGATTTGCAGCAGCCAACACTGGCTATTTCTTTTATTTCAAACAGGGTGTATTGCAAAGTCAAGATTTTAATCTGGCAGAACGAATCAGCAATCGCACAGTCAACATCAACATCGAAGGTGTCAACAATGAAGACCGTTGGGTATTCCAGTTGGACAATGTGGGTAATGTTGTGGGCCAATGGCAGTATGTAGAATCAGTTTTTGCTGCGGCAGCAGAACAGTTGACACCTGATCAACGCAAATTGTTTTCCACAACATCAAGAACCAACGATCAGATCACGTTGACATTTGGCGATGGTGTATTTTCTGCTATTCCAGTGGGATTGTTCCGAGCCTATGTTCGTGCGTCCAACGGCCTGCAATACATTATCAATCCTGAAGAAATGCAAAGTGTGGTCTTGCCAATCAGCTACATCAGCAGAACTGGTCAGTTGCAAACAATTACATTCACTTGTGGTATTACCACTCCTGTCAGTAATGCACAGGCCAGAGAAACTCTAGACGAAATCAAACAACGTGCTCCTGCTAGATACTACACACAGAACCGCATGGTCAACGGTGAAGACTACAACAACTTTCCGTTTACCTTGTACAACTCAATTATCAAAAGCAAGGCACTGAATCGTGCCAGCATTGGTACCAGTCGATATCTTGATCTAGTGGACAACACAGGCAAATATAGCTCAACTAATATTTTTGGATCTGACGGTGCCCTGTGGGAAGAAAATCAACTGCCCACATTTGTGTTTTCGTGGTTGAATCGCAATGATATTGCCAGCGTAATTACCAATCAGATACAACCACTGTTGATTACCAATGGTTTTACACAATTCTATTATGCAAATTTTCCAAGACCTGACTTGGCGGTGCTTGATATTACCTGGAATCAAAGTACCACAATGGCCAATGAAACCACTGGCTATTTTGTAAATGCCACTGGCGGTCCTGTTCCTATTGGCACCTTTTCTAGCAACAACACAAAGTATATTCAAGTGGGTAGCCTGGTAAAGTTTGCTGCGCCTGCTGGCTATTACTTTGATGCCAACAATAGACTACGACTAGGAACTCCTGTTCGTGCAGATGAAACACTGACCATCTGGGCCAGCCCAAGCATTATTGTTTTGAACGGTACCAACCAGGGGCAAGGCAACTTTGACGACGGAACTGGACCAGTTACACTTAATAATTTTGTGCCCACAGGAGCAATACCTGTATCAGTGATTCCGTTGTTGGTCACAGATATTCCAGCCAGCCTTGAATCTTCAATTGCTGATCAGATTTTGTTGTTTAGAAACTTTGGACTTGGATATGATAATACCACGCAGACCTGGTATCTGATCACGTCTAATAATCTTGCTGTCAATGCTGACTTTAGCCTGGCCAATGCACAAGATACATCGGGCACAGGCCAAGATGCAAGCTGGGTTATTCAATGTCTAACAGATGGACTCAGCTACACTGTGACCAGCCGTTCTCTGGTATACAACTTTGGCTCGGTGCTGCAAACAAGATTCTTCTTTGAGTCAGGGCAACGCATTTTTGACACTCGCACAGGTACAACAATCAGCGACTTTGTCAAGGTGTTGAGAACCAACAGCTTGCCAGATTCCAATCAACCTCTGCCCGGGGACATCAGTCTTTCTATCATTGGACAGCCAGTTGAGTCCGACGGATACGTCGACGACTATCAAGTGATTGTCAGTTACCAAGATGTTGACAGTGATGGAGTAGCAGATGATCCAGATTTCTTTGATGAAATTGTGGCACCGTTGGTTGTTCCAAATTCAAAACTGGTGTTCTTTGAAAAGACAGTGGACTTTGATAATCTGCAACGCTATATTCTAGTTGAACCAGGCCGCGTGGTCAGTGAGTTTGCAATCAAGAACGATATTGAAGCGGTCAAAGGAGAATATGTTGCAGGACAGATTTTCTATGCTTACGACCAAGAAATTTATGTTGGACCCTTGGCTGGTCAAGTGGGTGCTTTTTATGAACTAGTGGTCAGTACAACGTTTGTGCGATCACTTGTAGATGTATCTTCAGATTGGATTGCAAGAGTTGGACGCCAGAGTTTGTATTTTCAATACAGACACAATGCTCCACTGACATCTCGTATTGATCCAGGAACAACCAACATCATTGACTTGTATGTGGTCACACAAAGCTATTATAATGCTTATCAAAACTGGATTAGAGACACCACCGATACGGTGCCTAAACCTAGTGTGCCCACAATTAATGAGTTGTCAACCGCTTATCAAAATCTTAACAACTACAAGATGATTTCAGACAATGTGGTTGTAAATTCAGTAGTATTCAAGCCACTGTTTGGCGCCAAAGCAGCACAAGAACTCAGAGCCACAATCAAAGTTATTCGTGCAGCCAATTCAACAGCCAGCGAAAGTGAAATTAAAAATCTAGTAGTTGCCAACTTGAATGATTATTTTTCAATTGATATATGGGACTTTGGAGATACATTTTATTTCTCAGAACTTGCAGCCTACATCCACAGAAATATGGGCGGCATTGTGAGTTCTGTGGTACTAGTACCTCTAGACCCATTAAAGAGTTTTGGTGACCTGTATGAAATACGGTCAGCCCCAGATGAAATTTTTGTTAATGCAGCCGGAGTCAGCTCAGTAGAAGTGATCACTGCATTGACGTCAACCAACCTTAGAACCGCACCAGGCAGTGGAGTAATTTAATGGATAGAACAAGAACCGTAGATTTTCTACCACCGATATTTCAAACTGCTACCAACAAACAATTTTTGGCAGCTACTCTGGATCAATTGGTTCAAGAGCCGCAGTTTAAAAAGACACAAGGTTTTGTTGGTCGCAAAGTTGGCCCGGGTGTAAATCCCAATGACTATTATGTGGTTGAGCCCAATGCCACACGAGCAAATTATCAACTGGAACCAGGTGTAATCAGTCTAAAACCAGACACAACAGATATTTCTGATGCAATAACTTATCCTGGTATTTCTGACGCATTGGCTCGCCAAGGCGCAAAGGTAAACGACTCAGACAGATTATATACCAGTGATTACTATACCTGGGATCCGTTTATTAGTTTTGATAAATTTGCAAACTACAGTCAGTACTATTGGTTGCCAGCCGGTCCGTTGTCAGTGGACGTCGGTGCCACAGTGATTCCAATAACAGATAGTTTTGACGTTACTCGTGGCGCAGATGTATATGATTTTTCAGGAATCGCTGGTGAGAATCCCATCATCACTCTGGTTCGCGGCGGCAACTATGATTTTGTTGTAAATCAAGCCCCCAATGGCTTCTGGATACAAACTGACCCTGGCGTAAACGGTCGCCTACCCTACGCTCCTAATATCAGTTCAAGAGACGTACTTGGAGTTATCAACAACGGCGAAGATGCTGGAACAGTAACTTTTAATGTTCCGCTGAAAAACGCTCAACAATTCTATTATGATCTAACACTGGTGCCAACTACCCCGACTGTTGGACAAGTGGACTTGATAACTGATTTGAAATTCAATCAAATCAACAACATATATCTGTCAGAATTTTTAGCACAATATCCGTCGGGCATTGATGGGATCACAAATCTCAACGGTCGCACGGTGGTGTTTACCAATCAGATTGCCGACCCAACCGACGGCGGTTGGTTGATCACTAGTCAATTTGATCCATTGGCTCAGATTCCTACCAACAATGGATTACTCGGTAGTTTTGATACACAAGTATACGATCAAACAACTCCAATCCTTAATGTTGACACACGATATAGTGTTTGGGCAATACAATATCAATATGACAATGATGGAAATGCCATTCTGCAATTGTCATCAGTGACACAATGTCCGCTGCTGAATAAATTCACCATAATGTTTGGGACTCAATGGGCTGGAACCCAGTGGTATCGCGATGCAGAAGGCTATTTTGAAGAAATACCATTGCTCACCGCAATCAAAGATCTGCTGTGGTATCAAGATGGAACCAACCCAGAAATTTTTGGCCAGATTCGACTGATTGATCAGAGCCAAGTTGAAACACTGAATATAGTAACCGACATCCTTGGCAAGAAAAATTATGTTGCGCCCAACGGCGTGGTGTTTACCAACAACCTCAAAGTTATCTTTAGAGGCAGCGTTGTTCCTGCTGGTTATCAGAATCAAACCTATTATGTAGCCGGGGTGGGCACAGCTATACAACTGTTGCCAATCACTGATTACGTTACTCCAGAGACCTACACCAAAAGCGCCACGGTGCCGTTTGATTCACTGCCGTTTGACATAGGTAACTTTGATGCCAGTTTAAATCAACCTCTGGTGCCTGATTATCTTACTATTGCACTAGATAGTCCTGACCGTAATGCCTGGACCAGGTCTAATCGTTGGTTTCATATTGATGTCATCAATGCATCTGCAGAATACAACAACACTGTTCCGTTTATAGACAATGCGTTTCGTGCCAAGCGACCTATTCTAGAATTTCGTGGCGGCACTAGATTGTTTGACATGGGAACCCAGGCCAAGACACCAGTAAACATTATAGACTTTCAAACAACTGACGCTTTGTCAACTATCAATGGCACCATTGGATATGCAGTTGACGGGTACTCTTTTATTTCTGGAAGTCGAGTGATCTTTGCAGCCGACAACGACCCACAGGTTCGCAACAAAATTTATCTAGTGGAGTTTATCACTCCCAGCACAGATGGCAGTACATTAATACTTCAGCCAGTTATTAATCTAGTGCCTGCGTCTGATGCAGATGTATTGATTGATCAATGTACTGTTTGTTTGAGCGGCAACACTTTGCAAGGTATAAGTTTTTTCTACGATGGTGTTCAATGGATCACAGCACAAGAAAAAACATCAGTTAACCAGGCGCCCTTGTTTAATGTATATGACCAAGATGGATTTAGTCTTGGTAATCGTGCAGTTTATCCTAGTTCTTCATTTGTAGGCAGCAAATTGTTCAGTTATGCAGTGGGGGCAGGAGTTGATGATACTGTGTTGGGATTTGCTCTACGATACCTTAGTATCAACAATGTGGGCGATATTGTATTTGACAACAACTTTTATACAGACACGTTCATTCACGTAGACAATAATATCAGCACTGAAAATCCTATTAGTATTGGATTTGTTCGTCAATACGCTGATAGAATTGTGTATGAAAAAGAAATTGGATGGCAACGTGCTGCAACCAAGAGTGTAATTTATCAACAATTTAGTTTTACATCAGTTGTTGATACGCCGCTGGTACTTGATGTGGCTGTGGTTCCAACAGGAGTCGTGCCCAGTGTTAAAATTTATGTAGGTAGTGTTTTCCAGGACCCCACAGCATATGCCTTTACTACTACTGCTAGTACTACCACAATTACATTTAACAGCAACATTGTTATAGTACCTGGCGATGTCATTGAAGTTCTGGCTCTGAGTGATCAAGTTAGTTCAGTGGGCTTTTATCAAGTTCCTGTCAATCTTGAAAACAATCCATTGAACGGCAACTCAGCAAACTTCACACTGGGCACAGTGAGAACTCACTACGAAAGTATTGCACAGAATCTAGTGTCATTGACTGGCAAAGTCAACGGTGCCAACAACACTAGAGATCTTGGTAATATTATTCCTTATGGTCTGAATATTCTGCAGCAAAGTTCGCCAATGACCCTGGCTGGTTATTTCTTGCGTAAACCTGAATATGAAATTTTTGCTGCTCTTTCATACAATTCAAGAGAATACGAAAAATTCAAAGCACAACTGTTGAACACAGCAGTGACCAATGATTATGTCAATCTCACAGTGCCAGAAATACTCACAGCAGTAATTTCTGACATCACACTTGGTCGCACCAGCAGCAATCCATTTTACTGGAGTGACATGCTGCCCACTGGCAGCGTGTACACACAACTACAAACCACAGTAACTCCAATTTCTACCGCGGTGTTTGACACCACACAGGTGTATAATTATACTTCAGCCAACTATCTTGGATTGTTGGTCTATGTAAATGATATTTTATTGACTCGTGATCTTGGGTATGTGGTCGCAACAGATGGACCTAGAATTACAATCACATTACCGCTGGCAGTAGGAGACGTGGTTACCATACAAGAATATCCTGAGACCTACGGCAGCTATGTGCCAAACACTCCTACCAAACTGGGACTGTATCCAGCTTATATTCCAGAAATTTTTCTTGATGAAACTTATGTAAATCCAGTTTTTGTTATTCGTGGGCATGACG